GGCCACACGAAGTCTTTCGACTATTGGCGACTTGCATCGCACCCTTTATGAATAACACCTATAAGGAGTTAAGAGCTGTCGGATTAAGCATACCGGTGTCTACGAAAGACCCGGGCTCTGCCTAAAGGACAGAAAAAGTGAAGAAGGTTTATCGGGGCGTAAACCAAGAAATCTTAGGAAGAACATCTTTCGTTCTCCTGAGGCAATTATTGTGTCCTCAGGAGCAGTCGATTGCTCTGTAATTCCTAAAGAATTTCAAGGTTCCCTGACTGGAATCTTCAACTTCACTACATCTCAACAAATCCTTGCAAGAAATAGGTGAAATCCCATCTAATCACCGATTGGAGCTGGTTACCCCAACCGGTTCCACGTCTCGTGAAGACGCGGTGATCTTAGACGGGCAACTCACTATTTGTTGTTTCGTTTTCATAGTGGAATAATGAAAGGAACTCAATCATCGGAGTAGAATCATAGGGTAATGGACAATAAGTACCACAATCCTTGACTCTAAACTCCTGAGAGTTCAATTCATCAAACCACCTAGCAACATCTTCTGTTAGATCCAAGTCTTCAAGTTCAAATGGTTCCTCCGTTAGGAGGTTCTTGTCAATGAAAATTTCACGGACGGATTCCCACTCCTTCTGAATGTTGGGGAGGTCACCTAGGTCACCTCCCTCCCACTCAAAGGGATGAATATCTGGACTGAGTAGATACTTCTCAAACAGATCGAGACAGTGTTGTCGTGCTCTTTCGAGCACAAAACGACTTTTTCCCGACTGAACGAATAAATAATCTATCTCAATAAAATCCAGACTTGGAAAATCACGAATGTGATATTTACCATTTTGAACAATTGAACGAATATGATTTTTAGTCTCTTGAGGAAAGTGTTCATTAACTTTCTTCCGAAACCGATGAATGTCATGATGTAGAAGATCACCCGAATCCCCTTCCACAGTTGGAAGGAGGGAACGGATTCGATCAACTATTACCTTCCCTGAGAGATCTTCCTTTTTACAGGCAGATCCCCGGAGAACAGGTACTGGAACCATACGAATATCGGTTCCAGGAATCAATTGACTTTTATCAAATTTCTGGAGAAGGTCATAAATATAAACCTCCTTCATGAGACCGTGATCATACCGTATACCTGTATCAAGTGTATCAACAAGTCCTAATCCACCATGTTTTTTAGACAAGTGGAGTGATCGGGGTGTCTTTTTAAGTTCAAGAAGATTTCTCTTCAAGAACTCATATTTCACCCAATCTTCAGACCCCCAGTAAAACTGGGTTTCTTCAAAACAATAAGCTAATGAGGCTCCCACACGGGTTTGGCACGAAACCTTACCTGTGTGTAGAACCTTAGCATTGTAGAAGAACTGTGAATTCACGGTACAGAACTCGGGATCGATGAAATTCTTACCAAGTGATAAACTCAATCCAACTCGGGGAGCTTGCGCTCTCCAAGTGGAGATTTGTTTTTCATCACCTTTGGCGACAAGATCGTCACCATTGATAAGGTAAGACTTTTCAGGAAATCCTGAGTATGAAACAATGTAATCATTTAAGAAACACAGGAGTGGGAAGCTTAATAAACTACCCATCAACTGCCCAGATGTCTGCTTTCCAACTTTTCCTTTCGGATATTGGATAGTATGACTAGAACATTCCC